GTCATCACATACGTGGTGATCGTCCCGCCGCCAAGCACCGGCAGCACCTGCGCCGCCGCGATCTCCGCCGCCCCACTGCCATTGCCCACCACCAGCGACGGCAACGCAAACGCCGCCAGTTGGGCCGCCGACGCCGGGCCGGACCCGCCAGCCGGGTTCGATCCCGTGGATGGGTCGCCGTACAGCCCCATCGCGCGCAGCAGCATGTTGACCGCGATCCAGAACGGATTCACCAGGCCCTGAACCGCCGTCCGGTTGCCGTTCTGGTCCCACGTCCATCCCCACAGCCCGTAATCCACCGGCACGGTCATCTTGTGCTGGTCCGGCGTACTCGGTTGCACCGCGCTCGGCTTGACGATGCGCATCTCGCACAGCGCCACGCCCGCCGCGTAGTTGTTCGGCTGCCAGACCTGCGGCGTGCCCTGCCCAAGCGAAAAGTAGTCCTGCGTCGCGTTCGCCGGATCGTTGCCGATGGCGAACCGCAGGCCCATCCCCGGCTGGTACTTCGTGACGTTCAGATTCCCGTTGACCTGGAATCCCTGCCAGGTGAACCCGTCCACCATCGGCGCCACCACGTACCGGTAGCCGTCCGCATTCGCGACCACCATCGACGCCGTGAATCCGCCGAGCGGCCCGGCGCCGATGATCCCCAGCGAATCGGCAAACGTGGATTCGTCGCGGTAGTCCACCGTCAGCGGCGTCGCCATGAAGGCGTACAGCGGGTTCCCGCCGCTGTTGCACCAGATCTCCTGCAGGGCGAGCCCCCACACCGTGTCGGAGATGATCGACGTGGCCGTAACGGAGTTTCGCCCGAACCCCAGGAATCCCGTGGAATCGTCCTTGATGATCACGCCCTGCGGATCCGCCTGCTGGCCGCCGAACCACAGCGACATGCCGTGCGCCTGGCAGCCGTTCGCCGATTCGAGATAGTAATCGCACGACGTGGCGCTGCCGCCGCTCCCGTGCGCCGCGTACGGGCAATTCACGCCATCGTTGAAGGTCTTCCAGCACTGACGCGACACCTGCCGCTCGGGGTACTGGTTCATGATCTGGAAGAACCCGTCCGAGCACGTCACCGGGAAGACCGCCGTCCCGTCGCTTACGAAATTCTGGATCACGCCCTTCCACAGTTGCAGCAGAATTCCGGAGTTCACGTGGAAGAGGCAGAGGTCGATCTCGGCGTACTTCAGATCCGTGTCGTTGGCGAGCTGCGTCATCACCCGGTCGCCGTTGCCGAAGGTGAAGCGCACGTTGTCAGAGGTGCCCCGGATGTCCTGGGAGATCAGGACGTCGGAGCCCGGCTCGCCGATCCCCGTCAGCCGCGGCAAGTAGAGCTGCCCGCCTACCGTGACGCGCCGATCCGAAAGGTAGATGTCCGAGACCGCCGGCTCGCGCACGCGGATGTGTACCAGAGGAACGATCTGCTGCACTTCGGAAAGCAGCGCCGTCGAGAGCGCGCTCGAGGGGAACCGCAGGCAGGTGGAGTTAACCGCGTACGACGGAGCTGCCGTGGGGTCGACCACCTCAATCAGGTTCAGCCCGACTTGGGCCGCGTTCACGAGGTACTGGAACGAAAGCGGCGCCTGTTCAAAGGTCACCAGCACGGCTGTGGTGGTGTTGCTGGGGCTCGGGACGTTGTAAGTGAAGGCCTGCCACGGCCCCTGCATGGATTCCCAGAAGCTGCGAAGCTGATCGACTTCGGTCTTTCGGATCACCGCCCGTTTGAACTGGAACTTGCGCGGCCCGACACCGACGTAGAACCGCTGCTCCTGCTTGGCATCGAGCGAGCCGAAGCGGTGCACGATCACCGGGCGCTCGACGGAGAAGCCGTACGGGTACTGGGTGGTGAGCGGAAATGTCTGACCGGAGTTGACCACCGTGGGGACGGCGATGCGGCCGATGGTGTCGGACATGGGTGTGGGACAGAGGCGCTGGACAGGCGCGGTAATGATGGGGCTTCGCTTCTAAATGCTGTTGGACGGTGCTGTCGCTGCCGACGTGTCTACTGGGTGCATCAGACGCTCGCAACGCCAGGACACGGGGGCAAATCTACGGGATGGCAAACTAAGCGTCCTTCTGGACCTCTCTCCGAGTGGGCGACTCCGTTCGAAGTGCCAAGGCGCGTCCGATGCCCGCGCACGATGCGGCAACGCCATGGCAGCGCGTCACGGCGTTTGGAACATTTGGGACTCCATCGAGACGCCGTTTGCGGTAGCTCGCTCATGCCTGACCGTGAAATCACGGTTTTCGACTGGCAGCCACTCATATGTGAGGAGAAGATGTACGGCTGAAAGCAGATCCTGAGCGCCTCCCATCACCTTCGCAAACGCCTCGAACTCAATAGCGGCGGTGTCGTTCGTCGGGTCGATCCAGAGCCAGTGATCCCGCGGCACGAGCAGAAAATAGACATTTTGGTACCCGGTGAACGCCCGCGGCAATCTCCTAAGTTGCGCGAGGTGTTTCGGGTGTTTTAACAAATACTGCTTGATCTTGTTCAACTGGGATATGCCCTTAAGTACCTCGCCATCTCTGTCAATGATCTCTCTTGAATGCAGAGTCTTGCGGTTCCACTTTAGCTCGCAAAGCACGAGAGTCGAGGAGCCCTCATCCTTGAGCAGGAGATCGATATCGGGGGTCGGGTTCGGCATCTTGATTGGGCCTTGGACGTCCCGGTGTTTCAATCGCTCCTTCAATTCGACCAGCATGTCGCGCTCTTTCTCGTCCGACATCGCCTGATAGATGGCGGGCCGCAGGTCCGAGCAGATCCGGAGGATATTCTCTTCCATATTGCTGTGGAGTGGGAACTGCGGCGCCACTGCGAGGTCTGCAGCGGTACCGAGCGGAACGAACGGACTGATATGGAGGTCCTGAGACTTTCCTCCGGCGAGTGTAAGATCGCGAACGACACTGCCGCATATCTGGCGTGATAGGCCGCTTAGCCTGGAGGTGAGTTCTTCCCAGGCATCATGGGATCGAATCATGATGGCAGAGCTGATCGGAAAGCATCCCGCCTGCTTCCCCCATTCAAAGCACAGGAACTCATGTCCAGCACAAATGGCCAGGAATGCGGCGTAGAACTGCTTGAACTCGGCCAGCGTGTAGCCTCCCATCGAGAGGACATCATTACGGCGAGACATGGCATTTACTCGGCCTTGATAATCGGGAAGCAACTCCCTCCACAGGGTCCATGGCTCCTGATATCTGAATGAGGTGTAGCCGGTCATAAGCGCGCCTTGCAACGACAGCGCAAACAGCGCCTCGGTCACCTTCGGCATATTTGGGCGGACGGCCCTTACTCCTGTGAAGGCGCCCTCTTTCGGTCGAAATCCCTTCAAATGTGCGCTCACCTGCCGATGCCTCTGCGATCCTGGTGCGGTAAATCTCACAACATCGGGGGAAAGGAGTTGAGCGGAGTAGCGATCCCGATGCCACATGGGGAACCCGACAACGAAATGACTGTACTGGGATGCCACCTGAAGTGCATGTGCGACTGTAGCACCGACGTGGGGTGTCCACCTCAATTCCGCATCTGGGGAAACACGCCGTCCATATTGCAAGATCCAACTGATAGCGATCGGGACGAATAGGCTGAGGTTGCGAAGCCCGGCTGAAAGTTGCGGGGAGTCAACGCCCGACCGCTCAATCTCCTGCTCGATCAAAGGGACCGCCCCTGTCAAAAGTGCCCAAGTGCCCAGGTTCCTTGGTAACTGTAACAACTCGAGCGGCTTGTAGCACTCATCGGCGCGGGATTCGATGTTGTCGATGGCGGCGACGGTCCCGGGCGTGGCCTGCGACTTGGTAACTCCCACAAATCAATTGTGGCAGTTGTCGTGCGGTACTGTGATCTCGGCTCTCATTCCGAGGTATCGCCGATTCGTTGATCGGGCACACCGACCGATTGCGGTCGGATCACTCCACTCGGAGACAGCATGGGTTCGATATCGTACGACCCATTGACCGAAACCTTGCCCTTAGAAGTCGGCGACGCGATTGGGCCGGGACGGTCGCTGGCAGGAAACCACTTCAGCATCGCGCTATCCGACTTCCACCAGTTCCAGCCCCTGCACACTCGTCCGCGCGATGTCCGTGGCCAGCGCCCAGTTCCCGCGGAACACTACCGTGTACCGCCCCTGGGTGCTGTTGCCGGTCGGATCGTAGTTGCTCCCCACCGGTTGCCCTGGCGCCGGCTCTTCCGGGTTGTAGAACACGAACGGCGTTAGCCCGCCGTTCTGAGCCACCCAGAAACTGTAGAGCGTGGCCAGCGCCGAAGCCGATAGTCTCTTCGCCAGCCTGAACGTCCGCCGCGAGGTCTTCCCGAGCTGCGACCGCTGGATCGTCCCGTCGTTGTAGGCGTTCTGGAGCTGCGCATACTGGCGCGACTCCGCGAACGCCGTGCACAGCGACGCGGGCATCACGCCGCTCGGGGTTGCCTGCTGAAGATTGCCGGGCATGATCCTTCACGGGCCTGCGAAACCCAGCTCAGGACACCACCAATCCGGGAACCTGCATGTTGGCCGACTGCTGCGTCCGGCCGTCGCTCGAGTTCTGCGCCGCCGTCATCTGGCTGGATACGAATCCCGGCGTCACGAACTGGCCGGTCATGAAGTTCGCCGCATCCGCCCCGCCGATGTTTAGCGAGACGTACGTCGGGCCCATCCCCGCCGCCGCGTTCGGGCTTCCCGGCGCCTGATACGTCCCCCCGCCCAAGCCGCCCAGCACCGGCAGGCTGCTCTGGAACGTATACGGGGTGCCGTTCACGTAACTCGCCTGCTGGTACAGGTTGCCGCCCATCTCGGCCAGGCTCCCGCCGCGCGGCGTGGTGGCCGACAGCGGCATCTTCTGCCCCGTCCCCTGCGCGTACAACTCCAGCATCTTCCGCACCTCCGGGTCGCGCACCGCAATCGAGACATGCCCGGCGTACTTCGACTGTGCGATGCTCACGATCTGCTTGGCCATCGCCGTGTCGATGCTGACGCCGTAGAGTTGCTTGACCAGCCGCTTGGCTTCGTTCTCGGGAGACTCGACGCCGGCCAGTTTCTCGCCGATCCCGATTCCGAAACCGGCGACCGCGCCGATCACCGCTCCCAACGGGCCGCCCATCTGCATTCCGATCATGGCGCCGCCCGCGGTGCCCTCCGCCACGCCGCCCCAGGTGCCCCGGCTGGACCCGAGCAGCCCCTGTTGCGCCAGCATCATGCCGCCGCCGGCCAGCGCCGCGCCGGCCACGCCGTTCACACCGTTGATGCCGCCGCCGGACGTGCCGGTCTGTACGTCATTGCCGTTTTCGTCCGTGCCGTAGATCGGTGTGGTGGCACTGTGAGTGAAGCCGCCCCAGTTCGTGCCCTTGAATCCCTTGATGATCCCGGCGATGCCGCCAGGCATGCCGCCGCCGGACCCGCCCTGATAGCCCGCCGCGCCACCTTGCTGGCCGCCCCCGAGTATCATCCGGAGCAAACCGCCGCCCCCGCCGCTGGACGCGCGGTTGAGCGTCGGCAGATTCGCGGAAGTGCCAGCAGCGCCGGAGCCGCCGCCCAACACCATCGCCAGCGGATTGAACCCGCCGTGACCAACCGGCAGGTTAGCCAGCTCCGAGAAGCTCGGCCCCGCCGAAACCCCGCCGCCGCTCACCGCTGGAGCCGAGATCGCCGGCAGCGAGAACCCGCCGATCCCGCCCGGCGCCGCAATCGCCGGCGGCGCCATCCCCATCGCCCCCGCCAGAATCGCCGTGAGCGTCGCCAGCGCAGCCGAGTTCTGCACCGTGACCGCCGTGTTCATGTCGGTCGCCGCCTTCATCGGGTCCTGCTTGCCGCCGCCGAACACGCCCTTGAAGACGCCCGCGATCCCGCCGCCACCATCCGCCCCGTAGATTATCGGCTGCAGCACCTTCGCCGTCATCCCGGCCATCCCCTCCGCCACCGGCTTAATCACCGCCGCATGAACCGTGTCGCCAAGCTGCTTCGGGAACTTACTCGGATGCGTCAGCAGCGTGTTCCACAGGCCTTCGGTATCCCGCTTCAGCACCTCCAATTGCTGCTTCTGAAGCTCAAGCTGCTTCATGAGGGCTTCTTCCCGCGCCTCATCCATCGCCTTTTGCAGGTCTTTCTGCGCCTGCGCGATCTCCACCGACCGTTTCGCCGCGCTCTCTTCCTTCGAGATCCGCTCCGCCTCAACCGCGGCCAGTTCCTTCGCCAGGTCGATCCGGATCTGGTACGTCGCGCGAATGGCGTCCATCCCCGTCATGCCGCTCAGCCCCACCACCTTCTGCGCCTGGCCCGCTTCGCGGCTGAGCTTGTCCCGCCGCGATTGCATGTTGATGGAATCGATCCGTTCCTGCGCCGCGAAGCCCTCCTCCCACTCCTTCATCTGCTCCTTCGACGGCATCATGACGGCCAGCGCCTTCCGGTTCCGCTCCGACGCGCGCTTCTCGTCGTACTCCGTGAACTCCGCCCAGATCTTGTTGAACGCCACGCCCGCCTGCTCGTCCGCCGACTTGCGAATCGCCGCGACGTCGGCCTCTACGCCCTTCAGGTGTTCCGCCTGCTTCAGCAGCAGGTCGCGCTGATAGTAGATTTTGCCGACCGCGCCCAGCTCCGCTTCGTCGCCCTTCTTCTCGAACTCGGCCGCCTGGGTCCGGAACTCCTTCAACTGCTCCGCGGCGTGCCGGGCATCTTCCGCCGATTTCTTAACGGCGTCGAGCGCGGCCTTCGCCTGCGCTTCCCTGGCCACGGCGCCGGCCAGGTTGGCTCCGATCCCCCGCACCTCCTCCAGAGACTTCTTGTCGTCCCGCGCGTGCGCAAGCTGCTGCTGGTACTTCTCGACGTCCTTCTTGGCGTCCGTATACGCTTTCTCCAGCGCATCGTGCCCACCGAAGTACCGGGCGCGCAGCCGGTCCGCCTCGTCCCCCGCGGCACTTACCTGCGCCTGCTTCGCCGCCTCGGCATCCGCCGCCAGCTTCTTCTGCGCATACTCGATCCGCTGCTGCCATTGAGCCGCATCCGACAGTTTCCGAACCGCCTCGGGATCGCGATAGTCCTGCTGCCCGGGTGCCGGTCCGAAAGCGTCCTCCGGCCGCAAGCCGCGCAACGCCTCCAGGCGCCGCCGCTCCATGGCAGCTATCACGTTGGGAGGCGCGGCGTTGCCCCACTTCGCGGCGTTTGCCCGGCGGATGTCGTCCGCCAGTTCCTTGCTGCGCTCCAGGCGCGTGGCCATCTCGTCGTCCCAATGCACGGTCTCGCCGGGTATGTGATCCGCCAGCCACTTGGCGGCATTGCCGGCGAAGTTGAGCTCGATCACGAGCCCTTCCTGGAAGGTCCGCTTCAACCCCGCCCATTTCGTCTCCAGCACCGTCACCTGGCGCTGGTATTCCATGAACCGGGCCAGGTCGCCTTCGGTCGGCCCAAACCCCTCCTCCTGCGCCAGCTTCTGGTTGCGGACGAGTTCCGCCATGACCGGAATGGCCTCGATGCCGGCCCGCTTGAACAGGTCCAGCATCGCCTTCTTCTCGGCAAACGGATCGGGCGACCCGCGAAGCTGCTCCAGCCCGCCGGCAATTTGCAGAAGCACCTGCGACGTAGAGACGGTTCCATTCCGCACTTCGCCCAGATCGACGCCGAAACGCTTCAGCCACCCGCGCGCGTTTTCGCCCTTTTCGGAATCGTCCTCCACCGCCTCCGTCAGCCCGCGCATCATGCGCTCGAAGATGGAGATGTCCTGCCCAGCCGCCCTGGCCGCGAACCCAAACTGCCCGACCTCCTTGGCCGTCAGACCGATCCGCAACTCGGCGTCCTTCACCGACACGCCGTATTCGCCCAGCGACTTCATGGCGCCGAACGCGGCCGCGCCGAACGCCACTAGGGCCGTGGCGCCCGCCGACACCGCTATCCCCACGGGCCCCAGCTTTTCGAGGAACCCGGTCACCGCGCCGGAAGCGGCCTGCAAGGGATTCTGGACGCCGCTTTTGACCGCGTCGCCGAACTGCTGCCAGCGTCCCGCGCCACCGCCCGATTCCGCCGCGATCATGGTGGCGTAGGCGGCGGTGACGCGGTCGATCATGCCCTGTTCGTCGCCGAGTTTCTTGATGAGCCGGTCGCGGTCGGCGATGAGCCGCTCCACGCCGGTCTTTCCGTATGCGGCGGCCTGCTTCTCGATGGACTGGGTGAGCCGCTCCATGGAACTGCGCGAGCGGTCGTTCATCTTGAGCAGCATCTCGGACATGCGCTCGAGCGACTTCTGCATCTTGTCGCCCGAGCCGATGGTCTGCTTCTCCCACCCTTCGACGGCCTGGTTGGCCTGCTTGATGGCCGCCAGGACGCTGCGGGGATCGACTTCGAGGACTATGGATTCCTGGTCCATGTTGGGGTCTGCTCAGGGTGCCGGATTTGGCGGGCTGGCCTAATCGGGCGGAGCGGCGAATGCAGGGTGGCTGACCTGCCATGGGTCACCACGGGGCGCTTTGCGCCCAGGTGGATTCCGTCAAGGTAGGTTCCGGCAAGGTTCCGGCAAGGCAGCTACTCAATTCTTGGCCATGGTAGACTATTGCTGCATAAATCGTTGGTCGTGTGCAGGAGGTTCCCTAGTGAGACGATTGACCACCCCTGGCGCTCTGCTGGCACTGTCATCCCTTTTGCCCGCCCAAACATACACAATCAAGACGATTGCGGGAGGCGGCGCCCCTGAAAACATAGTCGGCACCAGCGCCCGGCTGCAGAATGTTGCAGGGGTTGCCGTCGACGCCGGCGGCAACGCATATATCAGCCTTTCAGGCGCCTACGTCGTGCTACGCCTGGACGCCACGACTCGCATGTTGAAGCTCTTCGCCGGCAACGGAACCGCCGGATACAGCGGTGACACAGGGCCAGCCACGAACGCCCAACTGGTCCCCGGGGGGCTGGCGGTAGACGCCACTGGCAACCTATACATCTCCGACAGCTTGAGCTGTGTTGTCCGCAAGGTCTCGAGTGGTACGATCACAACCGTTGCGGGGAACGGAACCTGCGGATACACCGGCGACAAGGGTCCCGCTCTCAGTGCCCAGCTGTATCCCGGGGCATTGGCGGTGGATGCCTCCGGCAACCTCTACGTTGCGGACGGCGAGAACAATGTTGTCCGCAAGGTCTCGAACGGAACGATAATCACCGTGGCGGGCAACGGAAATGCAGGATACTCTGGCGACAACGGGCTGGCTACCGGTGCCCAGTTGTACAACCCTTGGAATGTGGCTGTGGATGCAGCCGGGAAGACCCTTTACATCGCGGACCAAGGCAACTATAGGGTTCGCATGGTCTCGAATGGTACGATCGTCACCGTGGCGGGAAACGGAACTGGAGGATACAGCGGTGATAACGGGCCAGCTACCAGCGCCCAATTGTACGCCGGGCCATTGGCGTTGGACGCCTCCGGCAACCTCTACGTTGATGACGGATTTCGCGTCCGGAAGGTCGCAAATGGGCTCATCACCACGATAGCTGGCAACGGAAACCAGGGAGACAACGCGAGCCAGGCAGGCAATGGAGACGGTGGGCCGGCCACGAGCGCCGAGCTGAGTGGTCCCTCTCCGCTCGCGGTGGACCCAGCCGGAAACGTCTACATCGCAGAACCCGACTACATCAGGATGGTCTCTAACGGGGTCATCAACACCATCGCAGGTGGGGGCACTTCGATTGGCGACGGTCTCCCCGCTACCGCCGGCCAGCTTTGGGCGCCGATAGGTATCGCGCTGGACGCGACCGGAAGCCTGTACATAGCCGACCTCGGAGACAGCCGGATTCGCCGAGTGGCCGGTGGTGTCATCGACACCGTAGCCGGCGACGGGACACTTGGATTCGGCGGCGACAACGGACCAGCCACGCAAGCCCAACTGAACTATGCATATGGGGTCGCGGTAGACGGCGTCGGCAACGTCTACATCACGGACCTCAGGAATGACCGCATACGTCAAGTATCGAACGGCACCATTACCACCATTGCCGGGGGCGCCCAGGGATATGCCGGCGACAATGGGCCCGAGAAAGCTGCCCAGATGTTTGGTCCCGAGGGTATCGTGGCCGATGCGTTAGGCAACCTTTACTTCGCGGACACTGGCAACTACAGGGTTCGCAAGGTGTCCGGCGGCCTCATTACGACCATTGCGGGAAACGGGACCCAGGGCGACAGTGGCGACAATGGCCCCGCCACCGATGCCCAGCTCTCGCCTAGCGCTGTCGCGGTCGACTCGGATGGAAACCTCTACATCGCGGACGACGTGCACAACCGAGTTCGAATGGTCTCCAACGGCATCATCACAACCGTCGCCGGGAACGGAACAGCCCCGGCGGTCGAGCAAACAACCAGAGGAGACAACGGGCCGGCAACCAACGCTCAAGTCTTCTTACCCGATGCCGTGGCGGTAGACGGAACAGGGAGCTTGTACATTGCGGAACGAGATTCGTTGATCCGAAAGGTTTCAAACGGCATTATTAGCACCATTGCGGGCGGAGGAAGTTCCCTCGGCGAAAACGTGCCAGCGACCAGCGCTAGGCTCCTTGAGCCCTATGGACTCGCGGTCGATACGAACGGAAATGTCTACGTGAGCATGGAAATAGGCGGGAGGGTTGAGCTTCTCACGCCATCTGGGAAGGGATGCACGTCAACAGTGAGCCCAGCGAGTGTCACGCCCTCCGCATCTGGAGGCGCCTTCACCGCCTCCGTCCAAACGACATCCGGTTGCCCATGGGCTATTCAAGGTATGCCCAGTTGGATTCAATACGCGGGTAACGCCACAGCCGTCGGGCCCGGCGCAGTTACGCTCAACGTGACCGCAAATATCGGGCCTCTCCGCCGTGCCCTCGTTTCCGTGGCTGGAAGGACCATCCTGGTAACACAGCAGGGTTCGTCGCCGCAAATCAGTGCGGGTGGTGTCGTCAACGCCGCGAGCTTCTTGGCGGCTCCGATGGCGCCGGGCAGCATAGCCACCGTATTCGGAACGTTTCCGGTAACTGGGGTTCTTCAGGCAGGCGGATATCCGCTGCCCGTCGCGCTGGGAGGGCTCTCAATGCAATTCCCCAACGCTTTGAACGCGCCTCTCTTTGCCGCGACGGGTGGCCTGGTAAATATCCAGGTCCCGTGGGAGCTTGCAGGGCAATCGCAAGCCGCGCTCACCGCCGTGGCGGGAGGCCAGACAAGTGCTCCGGAGACCGTGGGGCTGGCTGCCTATTCGCCGGGCATTTTTAGCATGAACTCACAAGGCACCGGGCAGGGGGCCATTCTCGACCCAAGCTACCGCCTGGTTGACGTGTCGAACCCTGCTAAGGCGGGCAGCACCGTGGTCCAGATCTACTGCACCGGTCTCGGCGCTGTGAGCAACCAACCCTCGACTGGTGCGCCAGCGCCCGCTGGCCCACTGTCCTGGACGCTCTCCACTCCTACGGTCTCAATCGGAGGTGCGCCAGCGGTAGTCGAGTTCTCGGGACTGACGCCTTACGCCGCGGGCCTATATCAGGTAAACGCTCTGGTGCCCGCGAACTCCGCAACGGGTAACACGGTTCCGGTGACGGTCGCAATCGGTGGTCTCACGTCCAACACCGTCACTATGACCGTTCGCTGATGCTCCCGGGGGGAGCCCGGCTGTTCATCGAGAGGATGAGTTTTGAGGACATCAAGCCCGTGCGGTCTGTTCGGCACGACTGCCTACTCCCTCCCGAGGCCGTCTTTTTGCGACTAGTTTGTTGAGCAAGAGAGCCACGTAATTGTTTGAAGCACTGCTTGGTGGGCCGGTTGGTCCGGCAATCCTAGCTCCACAGCGTGCATCGACTTTTTCTTGAAGCGCTTAGCTTAGGCCGGACTGTCGCTTTGGGCTCAATCGCCCAAATCCTTGGACGCCTCCGATCAAGCCTCGGGAGTATTAGACTGGGTCGCCCCCGACAAACACCGTAGCGTTTACGAACCCAAGTTGACGGTCTGCCGGCCCGCACGCAGAACCGCTCAACCTCCGCTTCGACCTACGCCGCCCTCACCACCCGCACCACGCGCGCCCGCTTCAGAATCGCCAGAACGATGGCATTCAGCGCCGACCGGTCCTTCGGCGAAACCCCGAACTGCCGCTCCCGCAAATTGTTCACATGCGCGACCCGATCCGCATTCGGGTCGACGAAGCCAACCACCACCCGGTTCTCGTTGGCGCTCTTCACCTTCAGCGACCGCATGGTCCGCCCTGTCCACACCCAGTCGCGAATCGGCTGCAACCCGCGCGCCGCCTTGTAATCCGGATACCCGCGCCGCCCGTTGCGCCCCGGCTTCAGCACCTTCGCCGGATCGTCATTCACGTTGACCGCCTTCCGAATGCGCCCGGAGATGCTGTCAACGAGCACGCCGCCGATGGTCTGCATGTCCTCGGCAGTGAACGGCCCCAGCACAAACCGGGCCCGCGTGATCTTAGCTTGGAAAGGCATTGGGCTGTTTCTCTCTCTGCCGCTCGCGTTGGTAGCGCTCCCGCTCGTCCTGAAGCACCTGGAGTCCCTTCACCTCTGCCGCTGTCACCTCGCCCCACGGCACCGCGAAGTGCGCGCAGTCGAACTCCAGCTCCAGCATGCGCTCGAACAGCCGCCCCGCGGCGGAATGCGCGCGCACGTACTCCAGTTCGTTCACCGGACACCGCGCGCACCGGTTCACCGCGAATTGCCGGCTCCCGCACTGCGGGCATTCTCCCGGCGCCGCGGTGTCTTCCACCTCGCACGTGGCCCCGCACACCTGGCACGTGACCTCGTTGGCATCCGGACAGCCGCGCGGGCCTTCCTCGCCGCCGTCGCAGAGTTCGTGCGCGCGCACCGAGCGGTGGATCAGCAGCCGGAGAGGGACCGGCTTCGGCCACTCGTCCGGCGCTAGGAGTTTGGGTCCAGTGCCGGGTCCAGTTCGTCGATGGCCTGCACCAACTCCAAAACCACCGCCGATTTGTGATGCGGCGGCACGTCCGCCGGCTTGAATGACGCCGCGTACCCTTCGATCTTCGAGGCCACCGAATCGTAAAGCGCCACCGCCGGTTCCATGCGGTACCGCAATTCCTCCTGCCCGTGCGGCAGGTCCGTCGCGGACATCACCGCGCGGCGGTAGAACGTAATGTCGCGCTGCGTCGGGATTTCCACGCTGTGGATGGTCGCCCCGAACGGTGTCTTCACCGTGATCCGGTACTCGTCGCCTGCGCGCTGGCAGCCCGTCACCTCGCAATAGGTGAGCTTTGAGATGGCGTTGGCCGCCTCGTACTCATCGAATTCCGCGCCCTTGTCCAGGCGGATCTTCACGAAGAGATCCAGGTCAGCCTTCTCATTCGGTACGAACTCGGTCTGCGATTTCCGCCGGCCAATCGTACGGCGAATCGACTTCTGCCGGTCGAGCCGCTCCAGCATCTCCTGATTGGTCGGCAGCCGCACCAGGGCGGTCTTCGGTGGGTTGGGCACCCGGATCGCGATGCCCTCTGCGGGAATGTCTCCGTACATGGTTTCTCCTCTCTATTGAGCGATGCCGCTGATACCGCACTGCGTGGTTACCGTCAGCACGCCGTTGGTGGCGTTGTACTGCGGCGCGCCCGTCACTGTCACGGCCACGATGCCGTCCGCTTCCGCGTTCTCCGCCGTTTGGAACGCCATCTGCTGAAACGTGAACGTCACCGCGTTGTTGGCATCGTGCTGCACGGTGAGCGCCGCGGTCCCGGTGGTCTGCGCCACCAGGGTGTTGTATTCCGGCGATCCGTACAGCAGCCGCGCGGTGAACTGGAAGGCCGGAACGCGGGCGCCGATCTCCATCCGGCCGCGCACCTGCAATCCGTTCTGCAGGCCCGAGCCAGGGAAGAAGCCCGCGTTCAGCAGCAGGTTGTTCTTCCACCCGATGGACCCGGACAGAATGCGCTTCGTTGCGACGTAGTCCGTCCCGTTCACGCTCAGCGCCATGGAGGCCGCCAGCATGTTGTTCTCGACCGTCAGCGCCGGAACCGTGATGCCGCTCGGCGTGGTCAGCAGGCCTGAGCCCACCCAGTTCACCGTCATCTTCGACGACTGGCGGCCGGGGCCGTAGTTGAACTGGTACAGGAAGTCCTCGACCGCGCATCCTATATATAGGTTGTCGATGGAGTTCCCGCCGCCCTCCGCCACCTGCTCCACCACCGAGAAGTACGGCAGCTCCAGTGTCGTCCCCGGATTGAGCGGGGTGATGGTGTAAGCGTATGGCGCGGCCGAGCCGGTCTGCACGATGTTGCCCAGGCCGTACGCCGCCGCCCACGTCACGAACTCGGCCGACGCGTACTTCTCCAGCCGGTTGGCAACCTCGTAGTGCGACGGGAAGGTCTGCGTGATGAACTCGTGACCTTTGCCGATTTCCGCCGCGTCGTTCTCGAACACCGGCTTCGGCGTGGTCAGGCTCGTGTCCAGCTTCTTGAAGCGCAGGAAGCTGGAAGACGCGGTGGCAATGTTGGCCTGCTTGTTCTTGCCGAGGCCGAGGATTAGCTGTTGAACTCTCGATGCCATGGTTCGTGCTCCTTACGCCGGGTTCTCCGGTCTGACCTGCTCATACCCCTGGACCATGTACGGCACCAGAGCTGCGGCGGTGGCCTCCACTTCGACCGTCTCCTGCGTGTGCGGATGGCGCAGCTTCACCGTTTCGGGCGCAGCCGCGCGCGCCGGCGCCGCCACTGCCTCCTTGGGATCTTCCATTACTGGTCTCCAATCTCCGGGATCACGAACGTCCCCACGAACCGGTCCACCTGGTCCTCATCGAGCGCGTGGGCCATGCTCGGTGTGTCCATGATGTCCAGACCCGGGTAGAGCGTCATGTAGCGGATGTTCACCGGGCTGCCCGTGGGCGGCCGGTTGCAGACGGTCCACCACAAATCCTCGTAGCCCACCGGATAGTCCAGCCCGGCCGCATTGCCCATCCGGAAGTAGACATGAAAGCGGTGCTTCCAGATGGTCTGGCCATCGAAGTTGCCGCCCTGCGTGCCGTCCCAGGCAACCAGCATCGATGGCGCCGGCATCTTGTAAATGGCCGCCGCCAGTTGGTGCTCCTGGCCGAGGCGGTAGTGAAAGGCACTGATTCGGCATTCCAGGTCGCCAATCGCGTTCGTCACGGCCATGGCGGTGAACAGATCGGGAATGCACGCGAGCGTCGCGGCAATCGCGTCCGTGATCGGGCTGGCGTTGAGCATCGAATCCTACTGAGTGCGCAGCTTGAGGACAGCGCCGCCGGTGGAGAGCGGCTCCGCTTCCACGCGAGCCACCACGTACGTCACGGCGCCCACGGTGAAGGTGTCGCCCTCGGCCGGCTGCGGTGCAAGAGACTGGAAATCCACCCAGAGACGAAGCACCGCCGTGCCTGCGCCGCCCATGACTTCCTCCGCCATTCCCGGCGGCATCACGATGGCCTGGATCTGCTGCGCGCCCGATCCGTCCTGCGGGATGAAAGTGGCGGAGATGCCGCCACCTTCGAGAAACACCGCGTTGTACTGCGTGAAATCGACCATGGGCCGTCAGCCCAGCGTGATGATCGAGTAGAACACCGTCACGATCATGCTGCCGTTGCCCGCGGCGAACGCGCCGGTGGCGTTGGTGATATCGATGCCGGTGGCCGTCGGTGGCTGGATCACGCCCGTGGGCGGCGGCACCACGTTTTCGCTGGCCGCCGCGCTGGTGATGGTCGCGGCCGGAATATTCGCTGAGTGCGGCACGATGGCCGTCCCGTGATACTGGAACGACACCGCGCCGCCGCCCGTGAACGGCGTAGCGCCGGGCTTCATCTGCACGATGAACTGGTCGACCACGATCACCTGGCCCGCGGCCGGCGCCGGCAGAATGCTCACCGGCACCGCATTCATCCCCAGGATCTGCGCCGCCGCGAGCGTCACCACCGCCTTCTGGATCAGCGACGGATCGGTGTCCGCCGCCTGCACGGGTCCGAAGCTGAGCGGGATCAGCCGCACGCGAACCGTGGCGTCGGTGGTCTGGCCGCCCGGCGCGGCCGTGCCATCGGGCTGATTCGGGACTGCGAAGCCGATCTCCTTGTTCGCCGCGCCCGCCGCCGTGAGCGGGCTCGCCGTGACCTGTTGCGCCGCGTTATTCCAGAAGACCTTGTCGCCGGGGTTGAACGTGCTCCCGTCCTTGGCGAGATCGAACACGCCTTCCACCACCAGTTCCGTAGCATCGCCAGGGTTCTGGTTGTTCACCGCAACGCCGAAGATGTTTCCCACCTGGCAGCCGCCGCCGCTCAGCAGCGCATAGGGCGCGGCCACCGTGAGGGTATTGCCCTTTTGAATGTAGTTCTGCATGGCTGTTTCTCCTGTTCTTTCCCGCCCTACGCGCCGGCGCTCTTCAGCAGACCGCGGTAATCGATTGCCGCCGCGCCGAAATCCATGCGCGCCTTGATCTCGACGCCGTCCACCTCGAAGCC